CTCTTTGACTGTTACACGTCTGTCACCTAAGAACTTCGAGACTACAAGCGGATTTAAAACGGTTGGCGATAATGAAGGCGCTTATACAGGTGAAGGGGTTTTGCTTGAGGGTGAAGCTACTAACCTATGTGAAAACTATAATACTAAGAACCTTTCTCTCGCAAATATTAACGTCCAAAATGGGGCGTCACTCACCATAGTACCTAGTGATGGCTCGTTGGAACAAGCAGGGTTTACGTTAGGTGATGGAAGTGTTTATCGCCTAACAAGTGACCCAACCCAAGGTGCATCTAATTGTTACCCATTTGGAGGAACTGGTACTACAAGTAAAACTTTTAGTATGCAAGTTTGGGCAAGAGTAGTGCAACAAGGCGAGCAAGAGGTTCGTCTTAGATTTAGAAACCAAGGCAATCCAACAGGTACATTGATACAAGGTAGTGAGTGGAGGAAATATACTTTCACAGGTGACTCTCAGGAGGGGTTTAACAGAACGTTCCAGATTACCTGTTTAGGTACCGGCTCTACACCTACTATTGTAGAATGGATAGGTAATCAGTTAGAGGTAGGAAGCAATACTACAAGTCTAGTCGAGGTTCAAGGCAGTGCAGCCACAAGAAACGCAGACACAGCCACAGTGCCAACGAGTAATGCTTTTGTGGATGCTGAGTGCTTCCTAGGTGGGTTCACTGGCGGCGATTTTATAAATGGCGTAGCAGTAAATAATAAACAG